GCAAGTGCTCTTTTACTTTCTGGTGTACCATACTTCTAGTTATTCTGAATAAATTCAGATAGTACAGCAAACGATCCCAGAGCGAATTCAATCAAATTGGGTTTGAGGATTTCAACATAAAGTTGAAAAGACTCCAAATCAAATAAAAGATCGAATCGTCTAATATCGTTCACCACACATCTTTCGATTTCCATGCCTAAAGGATGACTCACATGTTCATATAAAATGACATCAAAGGGACAATACCCTGGAGCCAAATCATGATACTTATATAAGTCCTGATAAGCATTAAGAAACTCATTAGAAAAGGTTGACATGTCCTGAACATCGTTTTCAGTAGCAGGGTAACCCAAATGGACGGTAATTACACCATCATTTGCTAACCCCCAAACTGTAGACTTTGCCCAGTATGAAAAAACATCTTTCTGAGTAGGGAACTCAACTGGTTTCGCCCAAAAGCTACGCCAGAGGTGATTGGATCGACGTCGAACAAATTCAACATCAATATCACCTAACCCTTCAGAAACGAAGGGCCTGAGATCGAAAGAGAAACCGCCCCCTCCTAAGCATTTAGGAAGGAATAGCAGGTCGTTATCATATACCGTACCGAACTCAACTTTGAGGTCTTCATTGAAGAATCGAACACTTTTTCGTGTTGCTTTAAGGAATAAATCCTTATTCTTCTCTAAGAAAACCCTCGCAGTTTTGTCATAGTACTTAGGTATACTAAACTCCATAAGTTGGAGAAAAATCTCACCTAGATTTTCCAATTCAAGGACCTGAGTTGCATTCTTAACATTGCGGTTTAAAAGCAATGAGAAGTTAATGTACCCTACATCCACCACGGCTGCCCCATGTTCATTAAAAATGATCTGGAAGCATTTGGAATTTATATTCCCGTAGTCTGTAGCTGTCTTTGTCTTGGTTTTGTTTAGGCGAAACCCAATGCACTTACTCAAACGAGTGTGAATGGAACACACTTGAGATGAACCTATGTAGAGGCCATCATCCCCATTAACCTTAAGAAATCCAAGAAATTCTCGGAGTCCTGTCCAGGTAAGGTTCAAATCCTCCCACCAAAGGTCGTAAGTTCTGCCTTTCCATGTAAGAAATCGGCGATCTTCCTGCTTATGATTATATTTGAGGGTTACCCCCCATCTATTTCTCACTGCTCGGAGACCGTGATCTTCCAAAATGGTAGCTATACATACTCCCAAGTTTAGGTAGCACAACAACGCAAAGCTCAATGGATTACCCATTAACTGTCCCGATTGCTGCCATGCGACCTTTCCATACTTGCTCATCATATCTGCTTGGATATCTTCATTGATACCTTTATTAGCTGGATGATCATAACCGATCTTGGTCAAATCAAACTGCCGAGGGCCTACTACCTCCAGTAAGAACTTTCGTTCATCACCGACAATGTCTAGTAGGTCCAAGCAAATCCCAAGTACACGTTGTGTGGCACCCATATCCAAGTAATTTGTCGCTGCGTCATAATCTATAGAATTTAGATAACAATACTGACGAGACATAAAACTTACGATTTCCACCATTGAGTCTGTTGTGAATGTATTCTTCGTCGAAAACGAAGAATCAAACCAACTATCAAGCAGAACCTTCTGCGCATAACGAGGGCCATTTTGATAAGCATAGGACTGAATTGTTAAAGGACGGAGTTTAAAACCCGCCTCATTCAATACAGTTGCCCGTGCCCAATTAACCCCTTGCATGCGTTCAAGTCCAGAAAGACTCATTTGGAATGGTATACCCCAAAACGTATTCACACCCACTTCGCTTGTTCGAAGATTTGTTATAAAGTCCTTATAATCTGCAGCCCTCTGTTGTAAAACAGGAAGGTCTTCTTGTAGACTATATTCACGTATTTGCCGCA